TTCCTTTTATTAAAATGAAAAGAGATAAATAAAAGGCGGAGAGACTAATCCCTCCGCCAGTTAGTTGGTTAGTTAGTAATGCCGGTCAGTGCAGCCAATCCCTTTTCAGAGAATAGAGCCAAACCTGCGTACCATTTGACACGAGTAATCCTATTGTCTTTGTTTTCGGCAAGACCTACATCCTCAACAATAAGGCCGCTCGCATCAGCGGCGGTAAGTCCCGCAATACCGTGTTGCATAGACCCATCATCAAGAGTACCAGCCAGAACCGTAGTGGTTGTGGTGGTAGCTCCTTTTGTCTGATTAGTTGGTACCCAATCATTACGGAAAATAGGAATATCACGATAAGCAGGAACGGTGATACCAGGAGCCAATTCGATTACATCAACAATGCTGGCACCGCCAAGCGCACGCAACAAAGCAAGGTACGAACGCAAAGTACGGGCATGCATTAAAAGATAATCAACCTGGCCGTCTTTATCCGTTACCGTGTCAATAAGCTCATCGAGCAAATCAAACGATATCGGATCACCGTTGGCGGTAGGCCCTGTTACGGACTGACCACCGGCCACAAGTGAAAGCAAACCGGTAAAGGTATCGCCTGTTCCATCGCCATTAATCATGGTGTTTTGGAATTGGCGGCCTAAAGATTTAGCTTTACTTGCTATCTGAATCGCCTGCTGATCCTGAATATTGGAACGAGTGGCTTGAATCAGACCGTTAACTTCCGCATCACCTAAAATTGTGGTGAGCGAAGATGTTACCTGCGTGAACGTAGCAGGAGCTTTAGCAGTAATGGTAGTATCCACACCGCCAAATTGAACATCGCCAAGTGCGTTTTCCCGGTTATATGCCAGAGCGTTACCATCAATAGGATGAAAAGGTAATGCCTGGAAAAACCGGTTAACGGTAACGACGTTCTCGATAACACCCTCAATAAGAGTGTCTTGCGAGAGTTTAGCACTCTCGGCTAAAGTTACTGAAGTCATGATAGTTCTCCATCATTAAAGTTAAAAAAGTCTTCAATGACGCATCTTTCATGAACGTTGGATCCCCCGCAGTTCGGTGCGTTGGTTTTAATTGCCGTATAGTGTAAGCGTTGGATCCCCCGCGGCTTTATTTGGGCAATAAAAAAGGCGCACACCTTCCCGGTGAAACGCCAAAAAACTGGTGTAATGAGCTGTCGATTATTTACGTTTTGACAGCCCTTGGGCGATTTTATCGACAGATGAGAGTTCTTTTTCGCCCATTTTGGCGTTGCCTTTACTGCCTCCGGCAGGAGTGCCGGAACCGCTTGAATTTGTGCCCTGATAGAATTTTGGTTTGGCTTTTTTGAAGGACTCACCAAAGAAATTATCAAGAGTAATATCTATTTTGTTGCCGATTTCATCTTTGACGACCACTTCATTTTTATCATTAAGGGAAAATCTATTGCGGGTAAGTGTCAGTACATCTTCGACATCTTCGGCAAAGACACCGGACTTAAGAATTGAACGGCGCACTTTATCAGTTAGGATATAATCGCGCTTAGATTTTTGAGCATTTTCTACCGACTCATTTAAGGCATTTAGTTTTTTATCATAATCAGCTTTGAGGTCAGCTATTTCTTTAGAATAGGTATTCTTGGTTTTTTCCAGGGCTTCCTCATATTTACCCTTGGCTTCAAGTGCTTCCCTTTCTTTTTGTTCTTTTTCTGTTTCCCATTCTTTGGCCTTTTCTTTGAGCCGATTATATTCATCTTTATCAATGCCCTCTAATTCCTTGGAAGTTTTGCTGTATTTGCCTTCAAATTCGGTACGGACTTTGCGCTCATTAGCGAGAGCTTTATCCTTAGCGGTAAGAGCCGAATACATTTCAGTAGCATTGAGACTATATTTAGTCTTGCCGTTTTCTCCTGAGGACGTGGTATAAAATTTACGCACATCTTCGGGTATGGCATCCAGTGAATCGACAGTAGTTGGTAAGTCAGACATAAGTTTTACTCCATAAGTTAAAATTTGTGGCATCTCGCCGGATTAACAAACGCTCGAAAAAAGCGCACAAAAAAACCGCTGAGGAAAATTCCTAAACGGTTATCTCATCACCATAAATGGCAAAGAAATTCGGATATTATTTTTTAAAGGCTTGTTTTAGACCAGTTTCAGTAATGTTTTCAACGGTCAGGTTACTTCCGTCAAAAATAGCAGGATCAGCATCCTGCGGAAACGGAAGTTTTGGTGTTACAAGATTGGTAGCACCGTTTAATTTTACAGCTTTATCACCGTTTACAAACCAGATGATATTACGTTCTACACCGCCAAATCTGGTGCGAGGCACATAAACGAAGAATCCCTTGCCATTGTTGTTAGACGCAACAGCGATATCATCTTTGGTAATACCGAGTTTGTTCTTACGGATTTGTTTTTCAATAACAGGTATAGGGTCAATCCAAGGTTCGGCTTTAGGTGCCGGGTTTTTATCTATCGTGGCTTCAAGTTCTTTTAACCATTCTTTTGAGCCATATTCAGAGGCATAAACACCTGTTGCCGATAATGTAAATATCAGGAAGGCGAAGAGCAAATTTGTTACATGACTTACTGTGTCCATAAAAATTATACCTGTTTAAAGATGGTACAACTAAACAGTCAGAAATACTTTCTCACCATTTACCATGCAATCCAGACATGCCAGTTTCTTTACTCCTGTTTTCACCTCGTTATCACGATGATAAACTGATGATGAAACTTCAATAAACTGACCTGTAGATATCCTACCTGCCACATTACACCTGTGACAGTATAACCGCTCCCAATCCTTGCCATGATGACAGGTATCAGATCCGGTATCCTTACCACCTTTAATTACTGCAAATTTATTTTTCTTATCCATGCCCATAATTATAGGCATAGGATATTATATTTGCAACCTTGCAAAGATGTCTTGATCACTGCTGCGTAATTCGTCCAGCGTAAAGTCACGTCCGCTTAAATCAACAAAGCGGTCTACCGGCATTTTGCCATCTAAAAATAGCTTGGACTTAGTTTTTCCCAACACATCTTCGACAAATTCACGCGGCTGTTTTCTAAGCCATTGCTGGTAAGTTAGCGTTTCCGGCACCTGCCCATCAAGAGAGGAGCGTGTGCTTTCGGGTATTTCGTCAAAATCAAATCCCATTTCCTGCCAGCTTTTTAATATTGGCATGGACGTGCTACGGCAATTCGGGTGACGTGGTGGCATCGGCCCTTCGCCTGTGTCGTATTCAGTTCCATCCAGTGAAATGCAGATATTGGAAGTTCGTGAATCAAGCGTGGCAACAAACCGCCATTTTTTAACAACATTTTGATTCCGGCTATAGAGTTCGTCTCTTGCTCTTGCTGTTACATGAGTAATGGATGTACGAACAAGCCTTTCGATGTCTCCACGTGAGCGGTTTAGAATACCATCTTTAAAATTTAGCGCACGGGTTCCTCTGATACGCCTGATAATTTCTGCATTGGTTTCGCCTTCTAAAACACCTATACGTAAAGCCTGTTCTATCCTTTTGATTTTAGATAACTGTAAATCCTTGACTTCATCTTTGATAAAACGTCCTGCAAGTGGTTTGCTGGTAATAATAGACTTGAGGACTTCAACGGATGGTCTTACCAGCGATATTTCAACAGGAAGGATTTTCTCAAGTAATCGTGCCTGAAAATCAGCCTCATGTTCAGTGATTCCATGAAGTTCGCCACCAAGTCTTTCTTCTAAAATAGTAAAGGCTTCCTGATTTAATTTACGAATTTCTGCAAGAATCCCTTTGAGTCTGGTTTGTGAAAATTCAGTTATATCAGCCTTGGCAAGTTTTGTGATGATGTCGTCTTCAACATCATCCAGCGTTTCAAGGATTTTATGAACTGTTCCGGTAGATAGGCGTTGCAGAAAAATCTGATGCTTTACGCTGGCATCAAAAAGCTCTTCGTTAGCGGTTTTAGCCATTTGTTCCGACGTTATTAATGTTTGTAAATCCAGAACCTTCGTTCTGAGAACGTTCTATTTCATCCGCAACATTCAAATCATCACGTAGCACAGCACGGCGCTTGAGTTCATTTAGATAAGTTTCCTGTGAGATTTCGCCAGCCATACGGCTTTTGAGTAAAGTGTCCTCATCTTTGCCGTTAGTTAGCGATAAGCCGAAGTCCTGATTAATGTTTATGCCACCTGCTATATCAGTTTCAATTTTTGACCACTCTTTCATGAGCCAGAAGATTTCAGAAAATGAGTTTTCCAGTCGGCGTATCATATCCTGCAAAGCAGAATGTGTTTTTGCTGTATCAAGAGAAGTAGCCGTTGCAGAAACATCCCCGGAACGTTGTGTTAATACCTGCATTCCCATTGAGGCCATTTTGTCCTCAATATCCTTAATGGACTGCCGTCCGGCTTCTACCGCAGCACCGGAATGTTCCACATAAGTTAGTTTAGCTGTCGGGTCTTCCGAGGTAATCATCCGGTTAGGTCCAATCTCAACCTGCTTCTGGTCATTAGAAAATCCTGCGCCGTGCAATAGAGGGAAGCGGATAAAATGTAGTATGTGCTCCTGGTCTGAAGAAGATTGCCAATGCTGAACGTTTAAATATGCTAAATCCAGCAAAGGCGGCTTGGCGGTCATAAAACCTGTTTTTCTGGTATAGTACGTAATGAGCGGTATCCTGCCGATAGAAGTTTCGCCGGAATCCACAATTGCCCATTTTTTCTTGTCATTAAGCTGATATAGCTCAAAGCCGGTTTTATATATAACACGGATGCGATGGATTTCTACTTCACCCCACTTGCCATCAGGCTCAACCGTTTTTTCATGAATGCGTATTTGAGTAAGTTCTTCGATGCCGTTTACTGTTTCCGACTGCCAACCGATAAGGTCAGATGCCTTGATATTGACGGTATAAGGTCTGGTTTCAAGAGCCTGCTCTTCAGCAAGGCTCAAGCCTTCGCCGCCACGAGGGAAATCAACAAGTACATGCGTTATACCATCGACAAGACCATTATGGAAAACTTCACGGGCAAAGGTTGTAATATTATTACCGCAACGGTCAATATCTTCAGACCAGCCTACAATTTGCTCCGGCGTTTCTTCTTTTAAAGTAACGGCCTTGGAGAAAGGTTTTCCTACCAGTTTTTGTACCGTATCGGCAAAAGCATTATATAACACCGAGCGTATAAGGCGGTTATTGTAGGCATCTTTACTTTCTTTAGGCTCACGAGGCAGATATTTTGCTCCTGCTTCACGCATAGCTTCCGTGCCGCCCATCAGTGTATTTACCAGTTCTAAATCTTCTGCCATCTCAAAATAGGCAAGACTTGGTGTGTCTACCTGAGGTTTTTTAGTTTGCGCCATAATAGTTTCCTGTATGGAAATTAGTTATCATCATCTGATAAGAATTTTTCTGCATCTAAGTTAGAAAGTTTACGGGTTAATACACTTTGAGCGTAAGCAGGTAACAGACTGCTTGGAACCGGACTATTTTCTTCAGCCCTCCATGCGCTGTTGGGGACTGCATGACTATCCCATGTAATGATAAGGTATCCTGCAAGGTCATTGTCACAAGCCATAGATTTTGCATGAGAAAGTAGAGTTCTTCCTAACTTCCTACGCTTTCTTTTCTGGACTGTGTTCTTGTGAAGCGATAAATTAACAGGCATGTCCAACTCTTAAATCCGAGGTTCTAAAATGGCAGAAAATGACATTGATTTTGTTTTAATAGACATTGCACCAGAAAATCACCGCATGAGTAAATTCCGTGTGGATGATATTTCTGCTTTCAATAAAACGAGCAGAAAAATTACACTCGACAACAAGAAAACTTTTGACGGTATTGAGTTTGGCAGCGCAGAATTATTAAGAGATAGAATTTCTGACCTGCTTGGAGTTGATAGAAAAGTAATAAAATTTGCCTAAAGTAAAAACTCCTGGCTTGCCTGACGCTCACCGCCGGACATTACGCCATAACGTGTTTCATCCGCTGCATGGTCTTCCGAGTTGGTATCAATATCATCCTGATTGCGTCCGTCACGTTGAAGTACAGGCACAGTTCTTATCCAGTCGATACAGTTTTCAAAAACCCATATTCCAGGACTTTCAGGATGTTCTTCGCTGGCACTTTTAAGCATGTCACGCATTTTCTTCCAACCTGAAACACGGCTATTATCGGCCTTAGAAAAAGTAAACATGCCACCTGCGTCACGTGCACCCTGTCGCATCTGGTCGTAAATGCTAGGCCCTCCGGCTTTGGTAAATATTGATGGATCGGCAACGCAACCGCTAAAATTACGACCCTTGCTACGTGATACAATACCGGCACCAAGCTCGGTGTTCATAAGGTTTAAGCCAACATCCGGCTTAACATAGCCTTGTGGGTCTTTTGCTACGGTGTACCATTCGTTAATACGAATCATTGAACCACGAGGGAATGACCTGCCGATAGATTCAACAATATTACCGTCACTGACTGCCCATAAACCAAGGGATGAAGGTTTGGCAGAACCCCAGTCGAAAGTACGTTTGAACTGCCAGCCTTCAGGAAATTCAAACGGCAGAAGTATGTGCCTGTCTGGATTCCAGACATCATCAAAGAAACCTCCGGCGACAATATCCCATGCACCCCAGCGCCACGCTTTAACCAAAGCCGCTGAACCGGACTGCATCAAGCGTCTTTCATAATGCGGGTCATTTTCGGTTAGCGCAGGATTATCTTCAAGGCGAGAAGGAATAAATAACCGAAGCTCTCCGGTTTCTGGGTCTGTAATGGCTTTATAGCCATTAGGCGCTGGTGTAATGTAACGCTGTTTAACCCAGTTATGCCCTGCACCTCCGGGGTTTCCGGTAAGACGCAATTTTACAGGCACACCAGCGGCAGAACGCAATGTCGCACGGATTTTATCAATAGCGGCAGAAGTCGGCCAGTTGGTTGCTTCCTCGATGCATACCCAGCTATACGAATGCCCCTGATAATTCTCGGCATCTTTTTCATCCCATAAATGGCGCATTTTTAAAGTTGCGCCGTTTGGGAACTTCCAGAGTTGTTCGCCTTTTATCCAGGTTGCGCCGAGCTTTGGATAGATTTCTTCCGCACGCCGCTGGACTTCTTCTAATTGTTTAAATGTACGGCGAAAGAATACACCACGCGCATGCTTGCCATATAAGTCGGCATGAATGGCAAAATCGCCAAGCATACCATCAGTTTTACCACCGCCACGAGCTCCGCCGTAAAAGACTTCAAATATACTACACCGGATAAGTGCTTCCTGAGGCCCAGGTTGCGCTTTCCATATTGTTACGTGTTGCTGTTGTCCACGCTTTTTGGTTTGTATAATTTTTCCCATTCGTCGTGATTCTCGATTGCTGGTGGTGCTTCAATAACAAAACGCAACGGTTTTCCATCAGCATCGGCGAGCTCTTGACGTTCGGTGTAGCCACGTTTCTTACCTTTAGTCTTAAGAAAAAAAATGAGTGCAGTTGTATCGCCTTCAGAGATTTTCTCGGCAAGTTTTCCCTCGGCTATATCCAGTCTGGTTTCTATGGACTCTTCAACGGCTTGCTGTAAGCGCTTACTACGTTCGACATAATTTGTTACCGTACTGGGAGAGCAGCGAAGCCTTTTTGCCGCCAGATATAATAATCCAGCAGAATCGCGGATTGCTTGTTCCACTTGAGCAATTGTAAATTTAGGTTTGTTCGCCATCAGATGCTTTTTCCTCCTTGGCTGTAGCTTTTTCCTGCTCTGCCTCAGCTTCTAATTGTTGCAACCGCTCCATTGCCATTTCAGTCATGATGCGTATGGCAATGGCAGTGTTGTAAACATTCTTGAATTCCTTGATAGCTACTATGGTATTAAAAAAGGCTGTAAAATCTTCATATTCCGCCAAAAGATAGGTTTTCTTGTCAGGAAGG